CAGCGAGAACCCTTGTTTGCGCGGGATACCGCCGGGCAGCAGCGCCCCTTGGTCTTCGTCCACGTTCGTTAAGCACCAGTTGCCCAGCACCTCGCCATAGCCTGTGATCAGGCTGAGCGGCTGCAGACGCCGGCCAATGGTGCGCAGCGTGTTCAGCTGGCCGATACCGCCCTTGAAGCCTGGGAAGATCGCGCCCTTGATCGTCAGCTTGTCATCGCCCTGGCCGACCGCCTGCTGCGCAATGTCCCGCGTCAACCGCTCCTGACCCGCCCAACGGAAACCCGTCTGCCGGCGCAGCTCGTCAAAGCCCGCCGTGTCGAGATTGAAGTAATACGGCTCAAGCTTGGGGTCGAGCGGCTGCATGATCAGCAGGTGCGGGAACGGCTTCACCGCCTCGGCCGCCGGGGTGGCCTCGACGCCCAGGGCGCTGGTCGGCACGATGTTGCCCAGTGACGGGCTGATCTTGCCGGCGATGCGGTTGATCGCCGCCCCCGCCCGTGCGGCCTGCTCTTTCATCGCGCCGATTCGCTCCTGCACCTGGCTGGCTGCAGTCACTGCCCGGCTGTAGGTCGACGCCACCTGACCGACAACGGACTGGGCGGCATTGATCGCCCGCATGGTCCGCTGCAGCTTGGCGCCGATGGCCGGGCCGATAAAGGGAACCCCCTCAAGCTCCGAGGCCGCCCCCGTCATATCACTGACCGCCCCGTTGAGCGGCCCCAACATGCCGTCGAGGGTGGTCCGGCCAGCCTCCCCGGCCGCGACCAGCGACGACAGCGCCGAACCCATTGATTCCATGTAGGCCATGTCGCCCCCTTACAGGTGTGCTGCATCGAATAGTTGAGTTGAGGCCATGCGGGCGCCCTGCTCGCGCTGGAATGCCTCCCACAGCGAGCGCAAAGGCCCTTCCATTTCGCGCACCAACTGCGCAGGGTCTTTCACATCACCCTGCACCGTGAGCGGCATGTTCGGCGAGAACGTGAACGCTTGATCGACCTTCGCCCCTTCACCCCGTGGCGCTGCCGCCTTGGCCAGCTCGGGGGCGCTCGGTGCCGGCACTGCAGCTGCAGCCATATCGCGTACCACGTTGCCCGTTGGCGGCGAGAGGCCGCCACCGGGGAAGCGCACGCGATTGGCCGTCAGTGCCGGCACAAGGAACGGGTCTTTGGAGTTCGGATCAAGCGGGTCATACGAAACCGCCGGCGCTGCAGGTGCAGCAGGCGTTTCAGTCGCCGTCGCCGGCTTGGCCAACGCAGCCCCAGGGTACCGAACCCGGTTGGCCGTCAGTGCCGGCACCAGGAACGGGTCTTTTGAGTTGGGGTCACGCGGGTCATACGAAATCGCCGGCGTCGGCGGCACTGCAGATGCCGCCAGCGAGATAGGCACAGGCGGCGGCAAAGGCGCGGCCAGCGAAACAGGCCCGGCGGGCGGATCTTCTTGCTTGACGACCGGCGCCGATTCCTCGGGCTTATCCTCATCCTCGCCGAACCATTTCTTGCCGAGGAACCCGCCCAGCGACTCGCCCCCCATACTGCCGATGGCCGCACCAATGGCACCGCCGATAGCGGTCCCGATTACTGGTACCACCGAACCTATCGCCGCACCCATCGCACCGCCGGCAAGAGCGCCCGCCAGGCCCCCAGCGGCGCCGCCGTAGCCTTCGGCCTTCTCGTCTTGAGTCGTGGCATTCATCGCGGTATCAACCGCGCCCAGGCCTGCATCCAGCAGGTTGCCGCCCGGCAGACTCTTGGCCAGCCTGGTCACGCTGCGAAGGCCGCTGACAGTCTTGCCCAAGCCAGCAAGCTCGCCCGCCCCCGCTGCCAGTGTCTTAGTTGGTACCGGCACGCTTGGGGCTTTGGCTGCCGGCCGGCGCGGACCACCCTTCGACGCGCCGCCAGTCGATGCCGCACGACGTCGGGCGCGGCGACGACTGCGACGGCTGCCTGTGCGCTCACCAGCGGCGCCACCAATACCGCCACCAAGTGCCGCGACATTGACGACGAACACGCGCTGCGGCTCACTGCCGAGGCCCGAGCCGCCATCATTGGCAGCGGCCCGGCCAAACACCTTGCCCAGTGCCCCAAGGCCGGCATCCACGACCCGGTTGCCGGTCCTGGGCATTGCTGCTCCGATCTCACCGGTACCACGGCCACGGGTGCGGCCCATCACCGAGCCGCGCGCCAGATTGGTCACGCCGCGCATGATCATAAAGCTGCTGAACAACCCCTTGGCAACGATCAGCGCCGCACCGATGGATACGATCCCGGCAACAACACCAGGTGCTTTTTGCGTCAGATCCGCCAGCGCATAGCTTGCTGCGCCGAGGCCGTCTGCAACCTTGTCGGTCAGCGGCCGGATGGCATCACCGAGGCGGGTCATGGACGCTTCCATGGACGCCGTTGCCGTTGCCCACTTGGCGTTTGAAGTCTCGCGAGCCTTAGCCGCATCGTCTTCAATTTTGACCCGGCCGTCAGTGGCCTTGATGGTGGCCATGTCTTCTTTGATGGTGCTGCCGTACTTGATCTGCGCAAGCAAACCCGCGCTCGCGCTCTGATCGCTGACGATGCCAGCCAGGCCGGCCGACTGTAGCAGCGAGGCCATGGCCTGCGCCTCATCCGCCGAGCCGTCCTGGCTCTCGCGAATCTTCTTCTTAAGCGCCTCGACCTCTTTGAACTTGCCGGGGTTCTGTTTCTTGAGCAGCACATCGGTCAGCTTGATAAACGCGTCGACCGGGTTGTCTGCCTTGCCGCTTTTGGTCGCGGCCGCGATAGAACCGGCCAGGTCGATGCCCTGCTTGGCAAAGCGCTCTTGGCTTGTGCTGCTGATCACTGCAGCGAGCAAGTTGTTCATGTTGGTCGCAGCGGCTGCCGAGTCCTGCGTCTGCTTGTACTGCGACTGCAGACTGGCACCGAGGAACCGAACCGCCTCGGGGCCTTCCATGCCCAGCTGCTTGATGGTGCCCAGCAAGCTTGGCATGTAGCGGGCCATTTCCTTCGGCCCGAATGCGCCAATGTCACCTGCAGCGGCCACCTGGCCAAGCATGGCGCCCATGTCTTCCTTCTTGACGCCGGCCTCTTTGAACGCACTGAACAGGGTGGCGATCGTCTCGCCTTCCATGCCCTGCCCGTCGATCAAATCGGCGATCAACGGGGCATAGTCAACGGACTCTTCCCAGTCGATGCCCTTTTCGATCAGGCCGCCCACAGCGGCCGCCAGCGCCTGCTGACCCATGCCGACATCAGCCGCCACTTTGGCGATCTTGTCGGCCATCGCCTGCTCGCCATTCTCGCCGGCGATATGCGCCCACAGCGCCATTTGCCGGATCTTGGCTTGGTAGTCGCCCGATATCTTGGTGGGCACCGCCAGCGAAGCCGACAGGGCCAGTGCCTGGCCGGCCGAACTTTTGATGCCCTTAACTCCGCCATCAATCTGCGAGTGACCTTTGAGCTGCAGATCTGCTGCCTTGGCTTGGCGGGCGAGCCGGTTATATTCCTGACCGAGGCGCCCGACCTCGATCCCCTGCTTGCGCAAGGCGGTCAGGTTGCTCTCGAACTTGGCCAGCAGCTTGTCGGCGCCGGCGGCGCCAGAGTCGTGCGCTTTCTTCCATTCATCGCGCAACTTGATGGTTTCGCCAATGGTGCTTTTCAGCACCTTGGCCTTGTTGCCCTTGTCCTCGAGCTTTTTGATGCGGCTCTCTACCGAGCCGAACGCGGCGCCGACCGACGATGCGACGACGCCCCCGATCACCAGCGATAACGCCAGCTTGCTTGCCATACGCTACCCCCTAACGGCTCAATCCGTGAGCCACCAAATCAAGTCCTCCCAGCGCATGGCCGCTATCTCAGCGGCCGAGAAACCCAGCTCGACAGCCAGCCGCTTGGCCAGCTGCTTTTGCACGGATGGGTTAAAGCTCGTCGTCCTGCACCAGGCGAAAGTATCCAGCCTGCAGGCGGGTGTAATCCTTCAAGCTCATACCTTCCAGATCCTTCACGCCGACTTCGGCAAGGGTCGCGAAAAGGTTCAGCTCGCGCTGTTCCTCGTCATTGCCACCGGCCTGTGCCGCCCGAACATCGCGGACAGTGGGCGCTCGCAGCTGCAGCTTGTCGACATCGACGCCGTTGGCTGAGGTCGGCTTTGTCAGCCGAACGGTGACGGCCTCGGCGGTAACGGTCAGCCAAGATGGGTTTTTGATGACTTGTGCCATGGGTAAATATCCTTGATCAGAAAAGAGAGAGGGTTACAGGCCGAGGGCTTGGCGCTGTGCGGCGAGCTGGTCGACGCCGTTGATGACGCGCTTCATGCCCAGGGCGTCGATTTCGTAGATGACCCGGCCGTCGACTTCCAGCTTGTAATAGGTCAGGGCCACGGCGTGCTTGAACTCGGCTTTATCGCCTGGCTTCCAGTCGCCCATGTCCACCTCTTTGAGGCTGCCGCGCAGGGTGACGATAACGGCGGTAATCTTGCCTTTGAGGCCTTTGAAGGCGCCCCGGAACGTGCCGTTGAAGCCGGTCCCATCGGCCAGGCCAAAGAATTTCAACGACTCGCGGCGCACGCCGGTGGTGGTGAAGTTCGCTTCCTGCTTTTCCATGCCTTGATCCATCTCGATAGGCACGTCCATGCCGCCGGGGCGGTGCTCTTCCATCTTGAGCGTGAGCTTGGGCAGGGTCAGGCTGGGCACATCACCTTGAAAGCTGATGCCATCGACGAACAAATTCATGTTGGTCAGGGTTTCGGGAATCATTGCCATGGTGGTGCGCTCCTTAAGCGTTGGTCGCGAGAACTTCGGTCAGCCATTGGTTGGTGACTTCGACGCGGAAATTAGGGTTTTCAGCCGGCGGCACATCGGTAAACCGGATGTTCCAATAAACCTTGCCCTGCTCGAGCTGGCTGGCCGTGTTCAACTCGGTGTCCGCGTAGACCTCGAAGTTGATAATCGCGCCTTGGTTCTTGAGGTCGCGCATGAACGCCTGCAGGCCTTCGGTCACGTCCTTGACATAGGTTGCGGTGATCGAGCGGTCGACCGCCCACTTGTGCCCGTACAGGATCGCGTCCATGACGATATCCATCGTGCGCACGCGGGTGACGAACGCCCATTTCGCATCAGCCGACAAGGTGCGGTTGCCCCACAGGCGGTAGCCGTCGTCGCGGATGATCGTCGCGATGTTGGCGTTATTGAGCAGGTTGGCCCGGCAGGTTTCGTCGCCGTCGAGGAATTCAATCGGGCGACTGGTACCGGTGATCCCGACGAACTCTTTGTTCGAGGGCGAGGCCCAGAAGCCGTACTCCGCGTCAGTCCAGGCGAACAGGCCAGCGACATAGGCCGAGCCAGGCGCGTCGACCGTGGCGTTCTTGGTGGTGTCCCAATACTGCACGCCCGGATCAACCATGTAGGCGCGCTTGGCGCCGAACTCGCCGGCGTAGGCCATGGCAGCCTCGTCGGTGGTATTGGGGCCGTCGATGATCGCGATTGCCCGCAGCTTATCGGCAAGGGCCACCAGCGCGGTACCGACCGCCTGGGTCGCGCTGTGCTTGGGCGTCACCAACAATCGCGGCTGGGCGTTGAACCGGCTTTTACCATCGAGCAGCGCCTGCAGGCCGGTACGCTTGCCGCCCAGCAGCTCGCCGCCGATGATCGCCGAGGTCTGCTCGGCAGCATCCTCAAGCTTGGCCACACCGCACGCGACAATGACCGCCTTGGCGCGGGTGTAGATGGCTCGGCACGCCTTGGTGATCGCCGAGTCAGGGCCGAACGCGGCAATGGCCTCGCGCTCACTGGTGATCAGCACCAGGTCATTGGGCTGCGCAGTGAACGTCGGCGCCGGGGTGAAGGTGTCGACCAAGCCAATGATCGAGGACGAAGGCAGAGCGATGGTGCGCGCGCCGGTATCGACGTTCGTTACGGTAACGCCGTGAAAGAAACCAGACATAGATTCTCCAGATACGAAAAAGCCCCGCGTTAGCGAGGCCGTAAGGGTTACAGCTGAAAAGAAAACGCCCCGTCAGTGCGGGGCGTTATCGGGATTGGTCAGCGACCCAGTGAGGCACGACCGGCCTGTGCTCGATCACGGGGAATTGATCTGACTGGGGCCAGTCGCGCAGATCCTGCAGATAGCTAAGCAGCTCGCCGAACTGCTCAGCCGACAGCGTGGTTTCGCGCTGCAGATCCTGCTCGTCACGGTGACGCTCGCGCAGCCACGCTGTCCGCGAGACTTCCTGATCGCGCCAAACGCGCTCACGTGCTGCCTCTTCCTCTCGCGTCAGTACAAAAGGCGCAGGGTCGACAAGGACCAAGTGACCAGCTTGAAAAACGATCTGCTTGCCAGCGTTACGCCCAGTAGACAGCTCTTGGAACTGGTCACCTGTCACGTCGACGGCATCGCCGGGAACATCTTTGTGAATGCGACCGTCGTAGAACAAGCCGGTTGAAAGGCTAAATTGCATACTTACTCCTAGCGCCCCAGCGCGAAAACCCAACCCTTGCCACCACCACCCCAAGTGCCGGAAGCGGTCCATATGTAGCGGCTTACATCCGTAACACCGAGGACGGTCCCGTAATTCCCGGCATAACTCTGCATGGTGCCGGAGTGCAATTGCACCCACGCCCCATACACTGTGGAAGTGAACGGCACCGGGAAGTACCGATAGTCCGTCTCGCTTGAAGACTCGTCACTAGCCGACCACTGAATCATCAACCCGCCTAGCCAAGCTGGCAGCTTGATGTATCCGTTAGAGTCAAAGCGGTAACCAAATCCTGACATTAAGTAAGATGGACACACTGCGAGGTAACCAGCTGTACCCGCTACCACCTCGTTAAGCGTTGCAAAGCGCGCGATCCCTGCAACGGTTTCGCCAGCGGCCTTTAACTTGCGGCCAAAGTAGTAAGCCAGGCCGCCAACGCTGACCCACTTTTTGTTTGAAACGCCTTCGTCCAGATCTGCTGGTGTGGCCTGCATGCCCGCATCAATGATCTCTGCGATGTTCGCCCCGAAGCTCGGCGCTGCCCCCGGCGCGACCCCCGCTGCCCATTTGCGGACAAACGCCGCCCCATCCGCACCACCAATAACAATGGCGGCTTTGTTGGAGCTGTGTTTTACCCACTGTGTGCCATTCCAGTATGCGTTTTGGGCGACGCTCGACTCATTCGGAGAACTGATAAAGGCGTAGTTATCGGCGTGCAAGTCGTAGCTGCCACCCGGCAGAGGGTTGATGTTCGGGATCGCATCAGTAATGCCGTAGTCGGCCAGCGTGGTCCCTTTTTCAGCCTTGGTGCCAACCGCCGTCTGGACGAATGCAGTGTTGGCCAACTGCTGTGTGTTGGCACCCTTCGCTGCAGTCGGCCCAGTTGGGTTACCCGTGAAAGACGGACTGTCCAGATTCGCCAGTTCAAAGGGGGCCTGCCAGGTACCATCGTTGTTGCTGGCTCGCCCAAAGATCCGCTTTTGATACGGGTAGTTGCTGATCTCGAAGCCGCGATTGGAGGCGTACACCATGCGCTGTGTGAACGCGCCACTGCCGTATGGCGAGATAGT